CGATGTTATTCACTCTTACAGTTAAAGTTCCATTTCCTGTAGGGACTTCATCTTCTGTAGATGACCATGTTACAGCAATTGAAACTTTTGCACCAGTAGAGACTGTTTTGCTTAACCAGCCAGAGGAGTTAGTGACTTTAATGACAGCGTTATTGCCGCCACCACCGCCTCCACCTCCTCCACCACCGCCAATGCCGGTGATCTGGAAGAGTTCTTCATCATCATGCATAAAATAAGCTACGCCATCTTCGACGTAGCCCCTATTTACATAGTTAAGTAATTCAGTATTTAAGCTCTCAATATTTTGAGTATTTGTTGAAATATCGCTAGTAAGAGCATCGACCTGCTCAGTAACCGCTCTATTTTGAATAGGATTGGTTGAGGTCTCACTTAAATCTGTATCAACCTTAACCGCACCCTTCTTGGAGTCTGTTGCATCTGGAAGATACTTATCAAGAATCTGTACATCACCAGAACTGTCGCCAATATACGGAACATGAACTTCAGTGTCGTTAGCGAATGTGATTCCTACATATCTTAATCCCGGATCTGAAGCTTTAGCAACTTTTACAACACCATATTTATTATTAAGTGCTGTCGGAATATCTACAGCTCGATCTGAATCAGGTGTTAATGTTACACCATTTATCTTGATAGATTCAATAGTGTTTACTTCTGATCCAGCTTCAATATTTGCAAGTTTTGTATGGTCGTTAATAATTGGAGTAATATTATACTTTCTGGCTTTAACACCATCATCGATGACCAAGAAATACTCACCAGATAATTCAGTAAGTAATTCAAGATCAGTTATTCGTTTATCGCTCATGAATTATCCCTCCAATTCTTTAATCCTTTGTCTCCAAGTTTTACGTTTACGAATCGTATCTCGGTATTCCTTGGAATATTTAATATTGATTGCAATTATATCTCTGATCCATGTTAAAGGATTATCTAAAGCAATGATTTCCTCTAACCATTTAGCAGCAATATAATCTGTTTCTAATAATCTGTCTTTAAGTGTTTGTATCTCTCTTTTATTGTTTTCTTCTTCAGAAACCTTATTAATTTGGCTCCATTTTGAATTATCGAAGATGAGCTCATTCTTGCCTAATTTATACGCAGCCATACGGCCATTTGTAAAATCGTAGTCATCAAGATTTAACTCAACATAGTCTCTTTTCGTCCCAGTATGACGAATATAAACGCAATAACCATTGCTGTCCGTTACTACTTCGTATTTCATAGTGCTTTCTCTACCAAATACACATGCGTTTCAAAAGTGTTATCAAAACTATCAGATGCTACATTGGCGGTTGCCTTACTTCTGATTCTGCAAGTAAGTATTCCGGTTTCTTTATCATATTTTTTCTCTAATTTATGAGTACAAGTAACTGACCAAGTACCTGCTTCGCCTCTAAAATGGTTAAATACATACGAATAAGGATTGTCAGGAAGATCTGCACGTCCTGTTTTATTTCTAGCTATGATAAAATTGTTTTCCGTATACTTGTCGTATTTTGTTGGAAATTTTTCCTTAATATTGAAAGTTTGATCACTTCCAAGATCAATAAGTTTACTTGGGTCAACAACCAAAACCGGAGTTACTTTAACAACTTTTTTACTAGATCCCTCAAGAAAATGATTTGATGTAAATGTTCCAGTATCAGAATCATATTTCTTAGCAAGCCATCCCCATATGGATAAATAACTTTCATCTCCAGGAACAGTTATACTATTGCTAGCACTAACATCTTCCATATTTAAGTAATAGAAGTTGTCTACTGTAAGATCCTTATACTTGCTAGTATATTTCTTAATATCCCACTCTGTTCCGCTTCCAAGATTTACAATTTTGGAATTACCCCAAATCTCTTTTTCACCCAAATAAATTTGCCGTATTTCTTTTTCGCCGATATAAACTTTATCGACCTCTTTTTCACCCAAGAATAATGGCATAATTAACTCTCCGGAATAAAGTAAAGAGTGTGCGCATTTTTGGTTTCTAAAGCTGTGTAATCTGCATCTGAAATAATTTTAAAATTCAAAGTTAACTCGGAATTTGTTGCATCTAATTCTGGAGCAGCTTCTGTTCCAGCCATTGCAAAGTGAATGCCACTTACAGAAGTACCATTAGGGCCCATAACAGTCATGATGTTTTCAGCAGTATTAACTCCACTAGATCCTGTAGTGATCTTATACAACGGAAGATCCCTTAAGGTACCAGATCCGTTAAGATTATCCTTCTTTAAATTTCCTAAAGAAGTAAGATAAACAAATTCGCCTCTTTGGCCATTAGGCGCATTTAAATTAATTCTTGCACAAAGATAGAATGTCGAATTAGATGGAAGCTGGTTATCGCCATCAAGTGTTTGTCTGCTCGTTATTTTGAAAAATGAGCCTCCAATAACTGCTTCACTTCCTGCATCGAAGTACGCTGTTAAACTGTTTGAAGAATAATGAAGCGTGAACTGATCTCCAACACCTTCGCAAACACAGTCCTGGCCCATTGTAGCGTATACAGCGCCGTCATATTTAGAATCAATCTGATAATTCTCACCAACATCATATAGCGTTTGTATTGCCATAATAAAACCTCCTTACAGTTTCTGATAAATAAAATTTCTAGATGTTTCGAATTCATCTAGAAGTCGTTTAGGATCATAAATACGAATATTAAAATCCCTATGAAAATATACATTAGACTTGTCGATCGAATAAGCCTCGAGTAACTCATTGATCAGTCCTATAGTTCTGTCCAACGATTCGTTAAACTTACTATCACTAAGAGTTGAACAAATAGCTATCGCGATTGTGTATTTGTCTCCAAAATCTTTATACATTCCTGTGTGATAGACCATAAAGTCGTTAGGCATTAGCTGAATTGTTGTTTTATTATCTACAATGTAGTGAAAACATGTATTTTCTTTTGATTCTTTATTGTAGTAATTAAAATAATCATTAATGGATTTACTATAATCTTTAGTTTCGTAAATAGTAATTCCACGAATATCTTCAATAGATCTAGGAAGACCATATTGAAGCCATTTTGTTTCATCTAGCATAAATATAATCCTCCTAAATCTTTTTAAGTGTTAATAATTGAGTAAGTTTCGATCTTACTTTTCCACAAATAAGATCTACAGATTCAACATTAAAGTTTTCAGCTTTACTAATTTCATATCCAGTTATAACAGAATCGTAGTAATCTTTCTGTGTATAAATATCAATTCCTGCTCCAAGCCTAAATTGATCAAACTGATAAATGAAATTTTTTAAAATTAAAGTAAAACTGATTTGATGATTGTACATTTGATCAGGTAAACTATTTGCGACGATATCACTAATCGGGTCATCACTAAATACAATTTCAGTATTTACAGACCGCATTCTGGAAATATCATCTGCTTTTGCTTCATGCTTATCTGTCTCTGTAGCAACCCATGTCGCTCTATAAGTAACACTATCGCCTGCAAATATAATCAATCGGTTTGTTTCTTCGGCGGTTGTTACAGGATTCATATTTGTAATTGCATAAACGTTATCTCCAACACTTATCTTTTCATAACTAGGAACTTTTATAGTTACAAAATTGTCGTGGTCTGTGCCTTTTTCAGCAAAAACGTTCATTTCAAACTCAAATATAATTCCATAATGCTCATACAAATAATAAATGAATTCTTCGAAATCCATTATTTCGCCAATAGCATACGTTGGTAAATTAATTCCAATGTTTGAAGGTTCATATCTGACTGTAAAACCAGAAAGTCTCTGAGCAACTAACGGATCGACATAGTCACTTCCAACAATATGACCAGAAGCATAATAATCGACAATATTTTTAATCGATTTTTCAAGAACAACGTCTGTTGCTTTTGTTGAATTTAATCCTAAAACATCCTCAAAGAATGGAAGCTTGTACTTTTCAGTAATCTTAGTCCATTTATTTGCATTCCATTTTTCAGGAGTAGTAATAGCTGTCTTACATTGGTATATTGCTTCAGAATAACTTACATAATCGCCTACAGCATAAGTTTTTTTCTCTGAGTCGTATGGTTTAAACGATAGATAGTTAAGATATATGTTCCAACCATCATGGCCAGTATCTTTATCCGTATAAAGAACGCATAACTTATTCATTCCTTTAACAAGCTGAAGCTCCAGCATTGTCTCAGTAGCAGCATCAATATCTGCAAGAAGTGCATCGTTAAGATACACAGATCCATTATCTTCGGTTATCAATGTTGCATTAACAATCGTTGGTTTAGAGCACCAGACATAAGTTGTAGCTCTTGCTGTATAAGCATTGCCGATGTCTATTCGCCAAGTTCCTGGATCCGGATAAGTGGCTGTTGATTCTGGAGACAAAGCGTCAATGTCATCCATATGTGGATAAGTGCTTCCTACTTCGCTGTATTTTTCAAATAACCAGCTATTGTCATATGAAGCAGGTGGTGTTTCGCCCTTTTCATAGATCCACTGACCCTTATAAAAAGACTGCATCTGAGAGCACAGTATTCGCTTTTCGTTTGCTGCAGAATCAACATTTTCTATTGACTTGATAACACCGTTGTAAATTGTTTTGCCTTTCGGATCGTAAAGACCAAGAACATCTCCTGGCTCAACATTATCCGGAAGATCATAAACATTTATTGTGCTGTTTGCATTAGTCATCAAATCAACAGAAATATCAAAAGTTTTTACCCTTACAAATACTTTTGGTACATCCCTTAGTGCTAATTGGTCTTTAATATAACAGCTATACTGGTAAATTCCATCTGTAGAAGGAGTTCTCTTATACGAAGCTACAAGAATCTTATTCGTATCTACATGGATGCTTCTTGGATTTTCAATAGATCCATCGGACCATTCATAAAATGTGTAATTTGGGAACGGTCTTGCCCAAACAACTGTATCAAAAGGTTCATATTGATCGTTTTTAGAAACATAAACTGATGTATGTGGTGTGTCAGTTATTGCTTCTAAATGCCATTTAGGATCTTCTTCGAAATATGCAGTGACATAAATATCTTGATTCGCATGAATTGAATAAGTATTTTCTGTTACCGCTAATCTTTCTTCTTCAACTATGAACCTTACAGAATCTTCGGCGATAATTGGAGTGTTATATGAATCTGCAACCAAGAAAGCATTTAGCGGATAGAACTCCATTTTGAATAAATGGTAATGAGTATTCGGAGTAGCTATAAAGTCTATCCAGTTCTGCATGTATTCATCAGATTCTGGACTAGATCCATCTGGTGAATGCCTTGTATAAGTTAGTGTTCCATTTCCATTTACGGTAACATGCACATTCCATATCATAAACAGTTCACCTCACTATACAGAGAAATAACTGTTCTTGAATGCTACTTCTACAGTTCCATTGAATGTCTCAAGATTACCTGCTGTCAAATTAAATATTGACCTTCCAACTTTTAATTTACACCAAGTAAAATATGCAATCTCATCTCTAACAGAAAAATCTTGCTTTTGTTCTGGATTAGAGACAACTAAGCCGTTTTCTTCTTCCAAATAAATAAAAGAATCACCATCAATGCTATTAATTATTACATGATCATATGTTCCTTTTAGAGCACATAAGCCATATCTAGTGTTATTCTGGTATAAAGTAAAAGTCGGATTGCTAATAGTTCCATTGATCGTAACAGTGAAACCAACTTCATCTGTTCCAGTATTAATAATTTCCAAACCGGATGAGAAATCATCTCCAAGATAGTAGTATGGTCTCATTAAAGGATAGTTCTTACCTACTTGGACTCTTTTCCAATGACTTGAATTGAATGCTTCTGGAGTAGAAATAGCTGCTATGCACTCGTACGTATGAACCATGTCATCATCTTCTTTGTAAACATAGCCATCAACTACTTTAACTCTATCACCAACAGCATACGTAGAATTTGAATCATACTCTGGTGCTATTGAATCATCTGAACTGTTAGTTAAAACAAACACATGCTCTGACGAATCAAGCCATTGAGATAATCTATGGATCGTTATTTGAGCTCTTAACGTTCCATCATGGGACATCTCACCCTTATTAATATTACTAATAATAACGTTTGAATAAAAACTGTACCGCTCATCATCAACGAAGTTCGGTGTTAAATAATGAAATTCGATTGGCTTAAATCTAATAAAACTAATAAAATCCTGATAATCCTCATAGATAAGGTTTGGGGAGCTGTTGTAAAAGACGAGCTCCCCTGTAATATCAACCATATCTAATCCTTCAGAGATAAGAAGTTCTGAATTATTAATTTTTCTTGTTTTATACCTAGACTTAAAACCAAAGCCAGAAGGAGTACTTAAGAAAGTTTTGCATTTAGTATCATCTGTTAAGTAGTATTTCTCACCTTGAGAATTTACTAACCAAAATTTTCTATAATCAGACATTTAGTCTCCTCCTTTCTTTAGATTGCAGAACCCAAAAGATAATTAATTCTCTTATATAATTTATCTGCCATTTCATTAACCAGTTGAGGATCGCTAATGTTAGAAATGCCATTAATCTCGAATGTATTGTTCATCGAAATCAACGCTCCTTTTCCTCCATTTTGAAGATCTGCTAAACGACGAGCGGAGCGTGCGTCTTCGACTGACAAAGCAGCATTATATGATGCTCCAGACTGAAGTAATCCATTAATTGTATTGGCTCCAGATAGAACGTTTGCTGTATCTAGTACTGGGGAAATAATTGGGCTCAACGAATTTTCAACCATTTGATCGGAAATAACCATTGCATCAACAACAGCATCACGAACTGATGATGCCATATTACCAGCATTATCTATAGCTTTGCCCGATAAATCCTCAATACCATTCGCAAGACCTTCTGAAAAATATGCACCAAGTTCATAAGCAACTTTTGATGGTGAATTAACCATCCAATTATTACCAACTATTTGTGAAGTTTTTTTAGCGATTTCTTCTGCTTTCGGATATAAAACAGAAATAGCCATTTCATCCATACCATCGGCCAATCCTTTAACCCAGTTCTTGCCCATCGTAGTAAATATACCAACTGTAGTCATTTTGTGACCTTCGTATTCAGATTCAGAAAAGTGTTTTATTAATTCTTGTACTGTCTTATCAACGTTTTTATGCAAAGATTTTACAGCGTCTGATTCGGTTAGCACTTTGCTTAAAGAACTTAAATATGTGGTTCCGGTTTCTGTGGCTCCAGTTTCTACTTGTTCGGTAAGTTGCTCATTATTAAACATACCAACAAGTTTTTCAGAAATTGTACTCCACCATCCTCCACTAGACGTTCCTTCTTCACCGCCTGCGGACTCAAGGTTATCACTAGAGAACAAAGTGTCGATACTTGTTTTAAACGTTTCTACTGCGTTTCCGACACCTTTTCCTATACTTTCCAAAGCTGCTCCGGCTTCGGTTCCAATACCATCCGTTCCGGTGAGTTGCACAAATTGCTTAATTAAGCCGATCATATTCGCAACTGTCGTTTCATCAGGTAATGTTTCTGGAATATTTTCAGCAAATGTTTTAAATCCAGTGCTAAACGCTCCTAAGCCATCACCAAACGATTTCAGTTTTGATGTGCTGCCAATAAATGAAGCAGAATCACCTAAGGAATTTTCAAGACCAGCAAATTTTTCGCCAATGCTTACGATCCATTCAACGTTTTCTTCAACTTTCTCGAAGTTTAGCGCTGTTTTGTTCATAGGACCGACAAAGTCTTCAGAAGGAGCGGTTTCTACAACAGCCGTGCCAAGTGTAGCAAATGCGTTCAATCCGTTTACTAAGCCAGCTGCGAATTCTTGAATTCGATTTCCAAAATCACCTAAAGATTGATTTCCTTCTTCACCCAAGCCAAGCCATCCGGCAAGACTCCAAGAATCGGCAAGCCCTTGTTCTAAAGCGGTTAATGCTTCTCCGGCATTTACAGCGGCAGTTACTGCGTCAGGGTTAAACTCAGAAAGTTCATCAGACATGACTGCAAGGCCTTTACCAAATTCCTTTGCTCTTTCACCAAAATCACCCAATGACTTATTTCCATTATCGCCGCCAAGTAACCACCCTAAAAAACTTCCACTATTTTGAAGATTTCCTTCAATAGCTATAATTCGTTCAATAGATGGAAGCGCGGATAGAACATAACCTGACTTATAATCGAGCATGCTCTGTGAAAATGCAACAAGTCCATTTCCAAATTTTTGAATGTTCGTAGCAAAAGAATCAAGTGTTTGCTTTCCTGAGAAAAACGCAGAGAATCCATTCGGACCTAGCGACTTGCTTAAATCTGCGAACATAGTTCCTACAGCGGCAGCAGAATTTAGATTATCGGTATTTACTTCGCCCATCGATGTTGAAAGAAGTACCATTGCTGCACCATAATTATTAACAAATTTTGATAATGCTGTACTATCCTCAGCAAGCCCTGCAATTTTCTTAATATTTTCAACTTGAGGACCAAGACTTGTAAACATAGATACTATACTCGACAAAGTATGATCAAATGTTTCTGGCACAACTAAGCTTACAAAACTATTTATTGCGTTTGCAAATCTACTTAAATTCTCTCCAGCGATTGCTAATTGATTAGTAAAACTTGTGCCAATTGCGCCGATTGTTGTGCCAATTGCACCACCAAGAATCTCACCAATTTTTGTTATTATTGCCCCAACTTTGTCGAGGAGTCCTAAAATATAGTCTGTTGCTTGCGGGAATAAAGCTTCAATAAGAGCAATAACACCTGCTAAAACACCAATAACAACTCCAATTGTCTTTAAGGCTGGAATTATTCCGATAAAAGTACCACTAGCAGAAACTAATAAATTAGCTACTCCACTCATTACAAACATTGACCCAAGAGCAAAAAGAAGTTTAGATAATGCGTCTGCAATAGCTACTGCTTTATTTACATCTTGAGTTATGCTAGTTAAAGCAAACAGTATTCCGCCAACTGCTCCTAGTATTAAAACAACGGTTCCAAAAGCAGTCAGCATATCACCGACATTATACTTTTGTAATACGAACACCAATAATGATAACGCTGCTATTACACCAGCCATTGATGCTGCAGCAACTATTAGTTTATCAGTTGGCAAAAGCGATAATACTGCAAGTGAACCAGCTAAAACGCCTATAATAATTGCAATTTTTCCCAAAGCTCCAACAGCAGCATACGCCTGAGACTTTTCAGCAAATAAACCACCTTGGCCAATGTAATACATTACAGCACCAATTGCTCCGAAAAGTGTAGCGATTACGCCTACTGATGTCCATAAACCTGTTGGATCTAGGTTCTTAAATATCATTATTGCTCCGGCCATTAAATATAGTGAACCAGCTAAAGCAATTACAAGAACCGAAACACCGACAGCAGCTCTAATCGTTGCATTATCAACAAAGGCAATATGAGCAAGTCCTGCTCCAATTGTTCCTATAATGCCAAATAAAATAACTGCTGCTACACCACCTTTAATAAGGCCACCGATGTTCATTTTTCCAAATCGTTCAACGGCTTTACCTAATAACAATACAGATGCTGCAGTTGAAATAAGATAAACCGCCGCTCCAGTAATCGATTTTTCTGGGACTTTCTTTAATGCAACAGTTATACCGATCATTGCCCCAATAATAGGAATCATTTTTAGAAGACCGGTTAAATAGTCTTTGCTATCCATATTTGCAAAAGCTTCAATAACTTTAACAAAAGCAGCCAAAGATGATGCAAACGAGATTAGTATAAATGCAGATTTCTTATTAGTTCCCTTTAACGCCCATGAAACAGCAACCATTGCCAAAACTATTCCTGCAAGTTCTGTAATTACTGCTCCTGGATTTTTTAATTTTAATTTATCTAATTTTTCGATTGCTTTTGCCAATATAAGAATAGATAATGCAATACCGATCATATCGAATATTGCAGATATTACCATCTTCTTATTTTTTACAAAATTTAAAGCGACGACCAAAGCAGCCATCGATAAAGCAACAACTATTAGATTTCGCCAAATATGCTCAACACCATCTAAAGACTTTATAGCTCCGGCAATCATTAGCATTGAAGCGCCCAATGAAAGAATTACCAATGCTAGTTCTTTCATGTTTATTTGAGCCTTCTTACCTTCTCCGGTATTTATTTGACTAATTTTAGCCATTGCAAATGCAAAACCTGCAATAATTGTTAACAATGCAAATGTCGCACCGATAGCAGTCCATAAAGCACCAGTCTTACCAACAGTAGCTAAAGCATACATAGATGCTGCCAAAATTCCAACAGCCACCGCAATTTTAAGAATGTTTTGAATAGTTATGCTATTCTTTTGTGCATTTATATAGCCAGTTAAAGCATTAAAAGTATTTTTTGCAGAACCTACTAATTCACTGAATGTTTTAAATGGAGCTGCTAAGCTTTCTAACGCACCGGCTAGCTTAGTAAACATGTTTAAAAACACATAACCTGCGCCAACACCTGTTAATACTTCGAAGAAATGTTTGAATGTATCTGTTAATTGTTGTATTTCTTCTTCAGACCATTTAAGATCATTGAACGCTCTTACAAACCCTTCTTTAATATCAGCTCTAAATTCAGTAAATGAACTTACAAAATTAGTAAAGAAGTCTGTTACATTTTTACAAACAGCCTTAAATGGATCTGCGGAATTGTTCTTTATTGAATCAACTAATGTTTCATACGCAGTAGTTAAAGATGTAAGCCCAAAATCTTTTCCAATAAATCCTTCGAGTGATTTCTGAACATCTGTAAATATCGTAGATACTTTTTCTACATCAACAAATGATCTTACCCATTTTTGAACGTTTTCCATTGCCTTTGCTACACCAGCAGAAGCAGTTTCTATTAATTCAATTATTGGTTCGTTATTTTGTAACCATTCAAGAGCTTTGTCTAAAGCTTCTCCAACACTTTTTGAAAAGTTTTCGACATCAATATTAACATCTTTGAACAAACCAGAAATAATTTTTAGACCGCCAGAGATTAATTGGCGAATTACTTCATAAACAACAGAAAATCCTTTTCCGACTATTCTTAAAGCACTGAATACGCCTTCAAATATCTTTCTTAATGTTTCGGATTCTTCTATTGCTGTTTTTATTCCTGCTGTGAAGCTTTCTAAACGCTCCAAAGCGTTGTAAATAATATCACTAAAATTAATATCTTCGAATACAGTAGCCCAGGCTTCTCTAGCTGCCGTTTGAAGAGCTATAATGCTTCCGGTAATATTGGTAATTGTTTGTGAAAGAAGAACTTGACCAGAACGTCTTCCCATTTTGGTAAGAAGATTGCCAAGATCCTCTTGAGCACTTTTTGCTTCGTCAGAAACATCTTGCAAAGCTTCAGAAAGAACATAAGCTTGCTCACGAGTAATACCCATATTTTTAAGCTCTTCATCTGACAAATGAGCAATATCATCTGCCAAAAGCTTATATCCAGCTCTATGGCCATCTTCTGCAAGTTTGTTAATTAGTTTCTGTGTTGTAGCGTAATCAAGATTCGCTTCAGTTAGTTTTCTTACTCGCTCTTCTCCATTACCATACGTTCCAAGCCATACATTATCGAATAATGTTTGTAAATGTTCTGTAATAGCTTCAACATCTTTAACACTACTTGAGTATTCGGTTAAGTTAAGTTTTGTCCAACTAATATATCTTTTAAGCATTCCGCCCAAATTGTTATATCTTTCGGACTCAATTTGCATAATATCGGCATTATGTGATATTGCATTACCTAATGTTCCATATTCTTTAATTAAACCAGCAATATCATACCCGCTATCTTTTAAATATGTCTCAAATTCTTTATTAAAACTATTAAAATCGGCACCTGCTCTTTTAAATAAACCCTTTAACTGAGTGTAATCATCATTAAATGCCCCAGAAAGAATATTATTTCTTGCATCACCGCTAGAAGCAAATATTTCCCAAAAATCGTTTGCTAAATTTGTCCAAGTTTCTTTTGCTTGGTCGTAATTTCCAAAAATCGTATCAAACGATTTCATCCATTTAGTTGAAACAGCGTCCTTAGTTGCCTCAACTGCTTCTCCAAAAGTTTTTGCTTCCTGAGCAGATCTTGCGGCCTTTATATAAATATCATCATAAATCTTAGACAACTTAGCATAAGCATCAGAAGCACTTTCAGCTTGACCTTCTTGGATCATTTGATAAGCCATTTCGGTATACTGATAAAACTTTCCAAAAGTCTGTTCCATAACCGAAGTATCGGCCCATCCTTCTTTTAATGTTTCACCAAAATTTCCAAGTTCTACAAGTGTTCCTTTTGATGTTTGACCAAATTCGTTTAATCTGCCAAGTTCAATAGCAGTGTCTATAAAAGCCTGCTTTAAATCTTTTGTCGCTACGCCGGCAAGTTCCAAAGACTTCCAGTCCATGTATTTCAATGAACCTGCGCCATAAGACTGATTTAAATTATAAATTGCTCTAGAAAATTCGTTTGTGGATTTACCTGCAAACGCGGTTGCATTGGCAATACCCATAATCATCGGCATTAAGTTTTCAACTTTACCACCAGAAGATGTCAGTTGTGCCAACGACTTGGTCATATCATTGAAACTATAAGAAGTTTCATCTGAGAACCACATTAATTTATCTAGTGAATCGTTTATTTCATCAATCGATTTACCAGTTGAGTTCACTAATGTCTGAACTGAAGCAATTTTGTCGTTATACTTATCCCATCCACTAGAAATATTGTCAATGGTTAACGACTTTACAAGTCTTTCGCCAGCCTGTTCAGCTCGAATTGCGATACTACTAAGAACATTTATTGCTACTCGTTCCATTTTAGAAAAGCCCTCGGTAACAGTTACCTGAGCTTTAATTAATGGGCTAAAATTTGTTTTTTCTGCAGCAGCGTTTACTCTTTTAAAACCCTCATCCGCATCTTTAAACTTCAAACTCTTTTCAAGTTTGTCTAATGAGGACATGGAAGTCTTTACATTCTTTTCAAATTCAGCATTATCAAACTGTAGAGTTACAACTCGTTCATCTATAGTTCTGCTCATTGACCAATCTCCTTCCATGCTTGATCGGTAAGCCTATCAAATACCGGTGCAATTGCCGGATTAATATAGTCTCTACCTTCCACCCATCCACCAGTTCCTGTTCCGTGGCCATATTGCAGAATAATGGCAATAGGAACATCTTTTTCGATATGAGAATTACAAAACTCTATTTTGATTCTTCCCTGTTCTTCAACAATCCTGTAATACCAGGATGCCATTGTTAAACCAGTGTCAATAGGAGTGGCTTCCATCAAAGCAGCAACACCTTCGTCGCCATATCTTTCAAGAGTTTGAATATTTATAGGCTTCTGCATTTTCTTTAAATAGTCTTTAGCCTTTTCAAATTTTCCTTTTGATGATACTTTAAACATTCCACCACTCCCATCGATTATCCTTTACTATGTAACTTTGCTCTTCTTGCCTTATTTAATGCCTTGTTTCGATTGTAAATCTCTTTGTTAGACATGTTTTTAGCAGGAGCGTTCTTAACTGCGCATACTCGGATTAAAGTCATCAATCTACTTAAATGCCATTTTTGACATTCAAATGGAATGTTATAGCTGACCATCCAATAGTAAATAATCTCTGCAGTGATTACCTCTTTTCCTCTTGGTTTATTCTTATCAACATCGCTAAATGTCGTGGCAGTCATTGAATCATTTATATATGCGTCAATCTTTGCCATTTCAATCGGAGGAATACAGTAATATATAATCGGATCTACATTCTGAGTTAAAGTCATACAACGAATGTAATCTATTTTTTCTTCTTTTGTTTTATCTTCCAATGAAAGATATGGCTTCTTCCATTTGGACTCCCACTTTGATAAAGAAACTAAAGAATGCTCAAGCGAAAGACAAATTTCACGATCAATATTTATGAATTCTTGTCTTTGCTCGTCAAACCATTCCCCTTTTGGAATAGTTATTTTAAGCATGATTATTCAGATTTAATTTTGTTTAATAATTGCTTAGTTTCTTCATCAACTTCGCCTTTTGCGATAAGCTCATTCGCTTGATCAGCAAGGCCTGCTGGTAACACTTTATTAATAAAATCTGCAGCAGCGTTGGAATCTGTGGCTAATTCGAGATAAATGTCAGAATATGCCTCAGTTGACATAAAATCTTCACGAATCTGATCATTCTTAATAAAGCGTCTGCCATCTTCGCTCTTGACACCGTACGCTTTAATAACTGTTTCTTTAAACAAGGCAATTAGAGCGTTTGTATCTTTGGCTTTAATAATCTTTTTAATGGTTTCTAATAAACCACCATCTTTCGAAAACTGCATATCCATTAATTCAGCTTTCGTAAAATTGAAGTAAAAATCCTCTGTTCTTTCTACTCCATTAAAATCTGTATAAGTGACTGTCTTTTTATACATTGTTCTCTCCTTTCATAAATAAAGGGCTGAATAGAAAACTAAACAGCCCTTCTCCATTTTGATTATTTGCTATTAAGCTAAAATTGTCTTAATCTCGTCTGGTAAAGGAAGTCTAGCTGTAGTTCCTTCGCTACCAGAAGCACCGTCAGTTCCGTAAAGAACATCCTCTAATGCTTTCATCTTTTCAGCAGTCAGCTTAGTAGAATCAACCTCAAGAGTGCAAGTCGGTTTGAATCCAGTTACTGGAACTGGTGTACAAGAAACTTCCCAAGACATTTCAACTGCTGACGGTGAGTCGTTTACAGTGTCATGAGTCTTTGCGGAAGGAGATGCCTTACAGCCATAAACAATGTGCAGTTTATAACCATAGTTATCACCCTGAGTATCATTACCGACAATTGTCCTATAACAGAAGCCAAACGGCTGACGAGCCTGCTGGCCGATAACAACACCCTTTGCATCGTTAGCAAGAAGTGATGCAGAACCATCGCATGCTTCAAATTCATCAGGATAAGTGTAAGCTCTAATTGTGCCGCCGTATTCTTCAGCTGAGAACATAGTGATGTAGTTAATATCATCTGCCCACAATTTGGTTGGTTCTGCACCTGAAGGATTTTCGTCAAAGCCTAAAAGACCATTCCAAGCGACGCCCTTAGAATAAACATTGCTGCTGTCAATCAGATAGAGAACTGCATTACGAGCACCAGTTTCGTATACTTTTTCGCCAATCTGATCCCAAACTAATTTGGCCATTTTATTCCTCCATTAAAAATATAAGTTAAACACATCATGATAAAGATTATCCGAAACAAAACGGCGATCATATGAACAGTATGGAAGCTCCAATAATTTGTCCACATAATCGTCGTTGTCCGGATTTCTATCAATTAATGTAATAGTATACTGATTTAAACCTTTATATGAGGTGTCATCAGCATAATCAATATCACGCGAAGCTCTTTCATAAACTATACACGGATACTTAAGTAAATGCTGCGCTGGAGATTGAAAATAAACGTTCTTATTACCTAAAATTTCCCTAAGAATTGGGGAAAGTTCAGTTCGGTTTCTCGCCATTCCACAAACCTCCTAACGACATAATTAATCTAGGATACTGAACTTCGATATCATTAATCTTCCATCTAGTACCCATAAATGTAACGTATTTCATTCGATAGAAATTTTCTCTAGCGTATGGATCGGCAATAAAGCTTATTTGGTTTGAAATGTTAAAGCCTTCGTTAATTTCAGTTGAAACTCCAGAAGTTTTGTAATTTCTCAGAACATCTCCATAGTAAGAACGTTCAATAATATGCTCCGTCCAAACATCAGGAGCTGTCTCTTCAGTAACTGCAAAGCCTATTTGCCCATACCATTTCGCCATTTTGAATTATTCCTTTCTATCGAATAATCGTTGACTAACCTTCGTTTGTACCGTCAGCTGCTTTCAGAACGATAGCAGAATGAGGAAGTACTAAAGCACCAGAGCAACGAGTTTCAATCAAATACTTCATCTTGTTGTAGTCGATATCGAAATCGTCGAACAGAGATACCTCACCGCCCTTGTTCATACCAACATTGTAGTCGTTCAGATCGAGAGCAACAGCGTAAACATCTTCTGGCATAACGCTAGTCGGAACCTTAACAACACGGTCAACAGACATAGCAGAAGCAACTTCGTTCATGCCCTTGTAAAGTCTCTGGCCAATCTTGTCTTCCATTAACAGAATGTCAGAAACGATATCAGTTCTAACGAATGCAGTGATGTTACCAGAACCCTCATAGTCATCAAGAGACTTAACCATCTGATTAGTAACAGCATGAGCTAATGTTTCACCTTCTGCTGGTGTAACGGTATATGCCATTGCATAAAGATTTTCTTCTGTATCCTTAACAACTGGGATAATGTTTTGTTCATTGATCTTATCAGGATCAGTAGTAGATCTGCCATCACCGAAAATATAAGCACGTGCCCTTTCTTCATCCAGCTTAATGCGCATTTCTTTCTTAACCCATGCGATCATATCGATATCAGTAATATCAATAACATCATCACGGTCAAAGCTCTGGAGCTTATAAATAGTCGTCGGATCAACTTTTCTCTTTAACAGCTTGAAGACTTCTTCAACCTTCTTAGTACCCTTGACATAACCTTTAGCTCTAGCAGTAGCCGGAGAAATGTCAGCGTGCATCATCTTGATCTTAGCAAACGGAGTCTTATGAACACCGTTGTTGATTACGGAAATCCATCCATTAGGAATGGTGTTTACAAACGGAATATCGTTTGAAACATTTCTGTATTCAGGTGCCAAGTAGTCAAGATGTTCTACACTGTGAACAAGAACTTCATCGCTGTTCAAGCCATGAGCTAATAAAGATTCCTTAACTGAACCGTATCTCTTTGCATCCTGTAAAGCTGTAAAAATTTCTTCGGTCATGCCATCGTTTTCGATGACTTCATCATTGTCAAATGCATTATGCTTCATTTCTTCATCCTCTTCTTCATCTTCAGCGCCAGCAGAAGCTAAAGCTTCGCCAACAAGGTATTCAGTAACTTTTCTCTGCTCCGGAGTCATTGAATCCAGGACATCCTGAACAGTCATATCTTCTTTTTTGTCTGCCATTTCTTTTTCCTCTCCATCTTCATTTGATTTAGCTTGTGGATCGTCAGCATGAGCAAGCTCTTCTTTAGGTTCTTCTTTTGCCTCTTCTTCTGATTTTTCTTCAACTTCTTCAGGATCATCGACAATTTCGATTTCATCAGATTTATCGCTATGCTCAACAAACAAATCTTCACCAGTATAAATTTCAGCGCCAACAGCTACAGGATCTTCGTCAGCACTGTGAGCCATGACATACTCGATTGAAGCTCCCGGATTTGCACCAGCAAGAACTAAGCTTACTTCTCTAATAACTCCATGCACTACATCGCCTTCAGCAGTTTGCTTTAACCCATTAGCGAAAATGGACAAACTCGCAATGTCACCATGCTGTAAAATTGCTTTAATTCTTTGTGATTTCGGAAGTTCATTAAAAAAGCCATATGCTTTAACACCTTCATCAGTGTTCTTTAGAAGCGCATGGCCCAAAATGTTATCCGGATCATTATGCTGGTGATTCCAAACAAGTGGAACTGTCAACCCATCACAATCTTTAAAAGCGTTGTGACGAATTGTTCTTCCATCGGAGCATTTTAAATCGTTTCTAGTGGCCCATCCCCAAAAATCGTATTTTTTCTTAGCCATTTTGAATTTTTCAACTCCTTCACTAAATTTCAGACACCGTTAATTCACTCAAGCTCTTTTCCTCAATCGGTTCTTCTTGTTCTGTTTGATCCACCTGAGGCTGTTCAGAGAATTCATCACCTATTCCTTCTTCATTTGTCATGTCTGGGAACTGCTCACCGCTTGCCTGGTTAATGTTCTTATTTCTAAGTTCATTAGCTCTAGGATCTGCAGAAGGCAATAAGCCAACAATCTGTCTAAACTCGTTAGAAGTCATGATTTCGTTTCTTGTGAACTTATCTGCTAACTCAGCAAGTTTAGATGTCGGGACAAGCTTGAATGGATCTCTAAAGAACGCTATTGACTGATGTTGTGTAATCGCGGTCTTTGTCAGAAACTTTCGTTTCATCTCGTCTGCAATAGCCGAAACAATAGGCTCAATAGTTCGCGAATAATAGTTAATCATCGTCTGTTCGTCTGCTGTGCCATCTAATATTGCCGTAGTGATCCCTAACTGCCCGTATAAGATGTTTGTCAAGTATTCAATACGTGATAAAAGATTGTTTTCCAAAGGACGATTCAGCTGAGTGATCTTTTCAGTAGCGTCAACATATGCTATGCCGTATTTACTTCCGGTAAGCTGCATTTCAATATCTTTTCGACGCTGTTCCGCTTGCTGCCTTTTTGTTTCAGTTTTAACTAAGTAAGGCAACTGAATAATCATATCCAGTTTGCCAGAGCCGCTTTGTTCATCAACGACATCCATCAACGTTAAAGTACGAATTAATCGCTGCAACGTTGAGTTTGGTTCGTTCATTATTGAATAAAGCGGATTTTCAATGATAGCAACGTTCTTCTTAGCGAACCATAATTCTTCATGGCCTCCAGTCCGATCGTTGTAAACATTGACCTTTACATTGTCGGGAGACCATCCAACGATCTTCCCGACACGTAAAGAGAGTATATCAAAAGACCCCTTATCAGGATCTATTGATGTATCAATTGGTACAATTGCTATTGTGCCTTCATCAAACATCGACATAACGACATCCTGAATAAAGGCCCTTCCAGTCTGATCTTTATTTGCTGAAATAGATAAGCAATCATTTAAACTTGAATCCATTTTGCTTACAAAATAGCCGTTAGCATCAAGTTTTACATGCTCGAATCTAATCTGCGCTACATCTAAAGCAATACGATTGTAAATAGACGTGACTATGGTCCTCTCGTTTCCACGAGATAATCTATGCCTATATGGATTATATGATGAATAGGAAACCTGACCATAGTCATACATATAAGGTTCAGGAGTCGGATCCCTATTCATGAAGGCATTCCATGCATGGATTAGCCTATCGCCGAATTTTGGCATTTAGGGCTTTACCTCCTCTTTTTACTTTTAGTTTGTAGAACCTAATTGACTAATAAGAGACTCAATTACTCGTCTCTCGCTTTCACTTTTGGCTCCATCCATCATGTTGCTCTCAAGTTGAGCAATCATTCTATCTTTTACACTATGACCGCTATAGCCTCTATCCATTGAATAATCATAAGATCTATCTGGATAATAATCGTGATATGAATTTCCGTTATTCATACTGTTATATCGTCCATAATACCTATTAGATCTCATATTATTCATAGAATATGAAGCATCTAAATCATGTTCTTCCACCATTTTGATTTTTTCTAAAAGGCAAACTGCTTTCGTTGCCATTTCTAATTCAGCAGGTGTAAGATCATTCTTTGCAGTAATTCTATCAAGCTCTTTTCCGACAAGTTTGCTGAGCTTTTCTAATGATTCATCCATTGTTCCACTCCTCCTTATCGGCTAACTACAAGATCAGGTCTTGTAAGAATAATATTTGCGTTCTCTACAAGAATAGACTGTGAACTAGTGTTCACAACAGAAACGTTTTCACAGCAGCCATTCCATACTTCAACATTAATAGCTCTACTAACATTGAAATACGCATTAGCTTCCGTTGGTGTAACTACCATTTCACTAGCCGGAATAATTGAACCATCGATAGATAAAGCTAAGGAAATTGGTTCAACTGTTCCACCTTCAGGAATGGCAATATTAGCGCCAAAGTCAACTAAATACTTGGCTTCTTGTTTCTTGCAACAGCAGCCACATCTATTCGGAATCCATCCGCTCAATAAAAAATTTCCAGAGCCATCTCTATGCCGGACAAATCCTCTAGCGCATGGCACTGGTGCGTCTGTAAAAACTACAACGCCCCCTTGAGCTACTGTCTGCGTGGCATTTGCACTGTATTCAGCCATATGCCACCTCCTAATTGCAGCCGCAGTTGCCCCAGCCAGAATTACAGCAATTTGGATTTGGTACAGTGTAAGCAGGGATCGGTGTAGGATTTAAATACTGCTCTAAAGCCTGAGTCTGAGCAGCATTATTAGCTAAAATCTGAGCTGTCTGAGCATTCTGAGATGCTGCAAGAGCCTGCATATTAAGCTGAGTCCTAAGCTGAGCAATTGTTTCGTTCTTCGCTTCGATTTCCTGCTGGCACATCTTATCAAGAATAGCCTGAGTATTAGCTGTGTTAGATGCAATGACATCTCTAAGAGCATCGGTTAATGCGTTTCTATCAGCACAATTCTCTGTAGCAACAGTGTATTTAATATCAGCAAGATTAGACGTAATACCATTTAAAGCCTGAAGAGTATTCATATTGCCATTGCAACGTGAAACTTCGGCATTAGCAAATCCGGCAGAAACAGCAGAAGTGAGACCATTAATACCACTCATAACTGCCTGCTGATCAAAACCTTTTTGCATACCGCCATCTCCATATCCTCCGCGACCAAAAGTATTTCCGTTCATCATGAACAGGAATAATACTAAAAGCCACCAAGCTCCATCACCATTAAATCCAAAACCATTTCCGTTGTTACCGCCAGTTACAGCTGCAACATCTGCTGCAGATAAACCAGAACCGTAATCAGTAAGCGCCATAGTGCGAAATTTACCTCCTTAATAAATATCTTCTAATAATTTCGCCCAGTAATAAGATTTGCGATTTCTCTAAGCTGATTAAACTCTTGCTGAGTCATCTGGCCAGAATTAAGAAGCTCCTGCACCTTTTGCTGCGGGGTCATATTCTGATTCTGACTTTGATATTGCTGAGCAAAATCATTAAAATTCTTCATCAACTGGCCTAAATTATTTAACATCGGATTTATCATTTAAAGGTCCTTTCTTAGCTTTATAAAGCTGATTTCTAATTCCTTGAAATTGATTATCCAAGTATGTTTTTAGGTCATCAAGTTCCTTCTTAGTTACAAAGTAACTTTCAGAACTAACAGCCTCAACTTTTGGTGTTGTCTCAGTGAATGAGAATGACCTTAAAGGTTGAGGAGTGCCATTAGCAGCTGTTGATTTGATCCAAAATTGATTGGAATTCAAGTCCATTAAATACACGGTATTTCCTGCCGCAACCGGATAGTTGTTTGCTCCTGCTTCTCCGCTTACAAAAACGATAGTTGGTGGAACAGAATTATACGGTTGGAAACCACTAGTATTTAAGTTAGTACTGCCATAGGCATTAGGTGTTGGCTGAGTATAATTTGGATTATAATAAGCCATTTTTTATCTCTCCTTTCTCCAATAATAAATAGGAACTTCATCTCCGGAATCCCATGCATCATAGTAAAAACCATCTTTTACAGCCACTACATGCTCTCCTGTGGCCAAAAGAAAAGTTCCGTTTGGATTATCCTCACAGAACTGTTTTACTGTGTAACAATCTGGACAGGTATTTGAAATATTAAATCTCATATACCCTTTTGATTTAAGATACGATCCCCATACATTATTAGCTGACGGCATATCTTTCATCTCAAATCCTTTTAGCATAACTTCGGTATATGTCTTATCCCAAGATAAATCTAGTAATTTAGATAATCCTCGAATAACACAATCACCAACTTTTATGCCTTTTGGATTTGGATTATAGAATACAAATCTCTCCATTTTGATTATTTCTATTTTCTATTTGGATCATACGGTAATTGAGGCAATGGTGTTTGATAAAAACCAGCTACAAAATCGTTGACCCATTCTTCATTCTTAACTTTGAATTCAGCATCAACAACTTCAGGACCTTTTGCATCATTCGAATTTGGTTTTACTTTCTTTTTTGTTTTTTCAGATCCTTTGACAAACTCTGCTTTTGGTCCAGACGAAGAAGGTTCATCGTCATCATCTAGCATAAAGCTTTTAATAAAATCTTTAGCTTTATTACTTTTTTTATTATCGGATCCTTCTTTTTTGTTTTTGTCTTTATTACTGTCATTTGCAACGTTTCGATCATATTGATCTTTTTGCTGTTTTGCAGTATTAATATTTTTCCAATACTCTGCCTCTTTTTTAGCTTGTTCATATTTATCTGGTTCAGATTTATTCATATTTTGAACCATTGCGTCAATAAGCTTTTTACCTGCATCCTGAGCCATAGGCATAACAACCTTATCCATCATAAGCTTTGCAAACTGTTCACCTTTTGAAAGAGGTTTTGGATCCAACTGGTTCACACTATTTCTGAGTTTTGCTGCAGTTTCCTCATTTCGCATACGCTCGATATACTTCTGAAGCTGTTTATCAGTTAATTCATTAATAGGCTTTTCTCTTGGTGATTTATTCTTTTTAGCTTTTGCAGCAGCTTGAGCGGCCTTTACTTTTCGATCGTATTCCTTACGCTCTGCTCGAGTACGTTTAACGTATTTACCGTTTTCATCAAGACGATAACGTCTTTTGCCTTCTGCGGTAAGAGTCCCATCAGCATTCTGATATCGTCTTACACCCCATTTCATTCCGAGGATCCCATGATGGTATAACTCGTCATTTGTTAAATAATACTCCATTTTAGGTCCTCCTTATTCAATCATTTTTTATTCTTGTTCAGGACAACTGAATCATGACCTTTTTCAGAATCTTTAATATTTGCTAACGTTACTGAAGTTTTATGTCCTATATATGCTGATCCAGCTAAACAAACCGCTGCCGGAACAAGTCCAGCTGCTGCTCCAAGAGCAGTCGCTAAACCTTCGATAGCAACTGGTGACGCCATATATGCAGCGTTAGCTAATATCGGTGATAATCCGCCAAAAGCAGATGCCAACATTCCTAAAGCCGATGAACCAACCGCACCTTTCGTGGCTACTGCCCTTGATGCATTAGCTTTTCCGCCGTAAAGATCGATATACGTATCAGCAGTTGCTTTTTCTTTTTCTGTCTTGGCACGTCTTTTTTTACCAGCTTCTGTATAAGTACCGTCTTCATTCTGGTAACGACGAATGCCCCATTTCATACCTTGTATACCATGATGATAGAGTTCATATTCTGCCATTTTGAAATTCTCCTATCTGATATCTGATAATTTCTTCTGATACTGGCCGTTAATAAACTGAGATCCGGCGTATACTGAATCTGGAGCAAACTTAGCAATCTTGCGAGAATACTTATTAATCAAAGACTGAGCACGTCTAATCTTGGCAGCATTCTTAAGAGTACTATTCTGCATTTTATCTGCTTTTGCATTAAGCCGATCAGCTTTCAAACTTAATTTAGCTCTCTTAGCATCACTCATAAACCATGAATTTAAAGCACGATTTTTAAGTTTTGCTGCTTTAGCTCTTTTCTTCTCAGCTCTTAAATATTTTCCAGATTGCCTATCAACCTTGGCCTGCCATTTCTCAATTTTTCTCTGTTGTTTTTCAATTTTGCCTGTTAATTTGGCGTAACGTTTTTTACCTTCTTCAGTCAGAGAACCGTCTTCATTCTGATAACGTCGAATCCCCCACTTCATTCCTTTAATTCCAGAATGGTAAAGTTCGTATCCGCCATAAGCAGTCATATAATAATTCTGCATAGCATACCTCCGTAAAACTACTTATTCGCCATATTTTTTATTAAAATAATCATTTACTGCTTTTTTAGCAGCTTTCTGAGACTTTGAATACGCATTTGCTAGGTCATGCTTATTAGCATTTTTTATTCGATTAAACACAGTACCGTATTTTTTCTCTGTTCTAGGTTTAGCCCTCTTAGCACTCGGCATTGGTTTTGGTGTTTTTACAGGACTAGTTACATCAACATTAGCACCAGCTTTTTTACGCTTATATGTAGCTACTGCTTTCTTTGCTTGCTTTTTTACCCAGGAAGCACCCTTTTTTACTGCTTTTGCAGCTTCTGTTCCTACCTGTTCAATCTGGCCCATTGGCGTCTTATCATACGCAGCTTTCTTTTTGTCGTAATCTTTCTTAGCCAAAGTGTATTTGGCTTTTAAAGTGCTAGTTTCTCCAAGAGCAGTTTTTTTACTTTTTAATGCGTCTTCATAACTATTTTTAGCAAAAGCAAGTCTAAGACCAGACTTTGTTAATTCGTCAGCTTCATCTGAGCCAAACCAATCACCAAAATCGGAATAGCCTTCTTTAGACTTAGATGCACCGTTATTTCCATAAAAATACCGTACTTTACCGTTAATAGTTTTCTTGGAAACATACTTATGGTTCTTCCAGCCAGATCCTTTTGCGGAATGATACAATTCATATGCCATAAATAATTACCTCTCCTCAAATGATTTTCTTTCCGGTTTTATACTGTTCTAAAGGAATATCAAACGGAAAGAATGCTTTGATTTCCTTTGTTACTTTGTTAATAGAAAAACTCCTATTTAAAGGACCTTCATCTTGATGCTTGTTTACATAATCATTTGGTATTAAATTAAATACTAAAATATCACCATAGTCATAAGCAGAGTCAATTATGTATGACGGAAATGAATTATTAATTATTTCCTTGTATTCTTCCATGAACTCTTCCTTTCGTGTTCAATGGCGTTTATGTATTTAATAGATCCATTTTGATAAATCAACAGATAGCATAAACTGTTCTGCTTAAGATGGACCTTTATAAAAGTTTTGTACCTTGTAACTGCAAAATTGTTTAGTCTAAACTGACTAGCTAAACAGTCTAACGATAGTAACGCATAGTCATTATCCTTTGGGCAAGTTGTGTCGAATAGTTTATTCTTCACACATTTTAAAATACGTTCAGTAGGCTCTTCGTTATCTGTACGAAAATAATATAGTCTGTCTAAATAACCATAGTATTCACTTAAATGCCTGATCTTACTATGCTGGCAGTCTCTTAAAATTACTTTTCCATTTAATACTTCATAAATTAACGAATGAGCGCCACCAAAAGTCCACATTAAACTAATCTGTCCTCTTGCGTTGTTACCCTGACTAATTAGTTCTGCTTCTATATCAGAACAAGAATAATCAGAAGCACTCATATACCTATATCCTGGATACAATTCGTCAAAACGCTTCTGTTTCAATTCTTTATTGCTATAAAATGGAATAGCGTTTTTATGAGTCCACCAAGAATAGATCTCGAATATGCTATTAATACTAGAATCAATATCTGCATTATTATGATAATCGTCTGCTTCTACATCAAAGCCTCTTCTTCGAAGATCATATGCCGCTGAACAATAAGCACAATTAATAGTAAACGCTTGATCATCTTTCAGATAAGGATTAACTCGCTGCATATCGTCATTCATACTCATTGGAAATTGTTTTCGCTTAAGATCGGATAATTTAGCAGGATTATCCTCTGAAACTTGATTTAGCATTAATTGAATAGAGTTTTTCCAATTGATTAAAATATTTAACTCTTTTAATCCTTTACCGTTTGCAGTTAATTTCAGTCCTCTATTAATATTCGCTAAAAGTTTTGACTTACTGCTTTTCGGAGACCTGATAAACTCATTCATAAGAATTCATTACCCTAATGTTGTATTATGACTTGTTACCTTAATACGGCTATTATCCTTAGATTTTGTTTTTCTTCTCTTCTTAGCAAGTTTTTCAATAAAACTTTTTCCTTTAGAAGCTGATTTTTCAATTCCTTGTGCAATTCGTCCATTATCCTTATAAACAGTTACATCATTTCCTGATCTAACTTGAATTGATGAGCTTAACCAGTTTTTACCGTTTCTTGTCTTAACGGTATAATGGACCATCTTTCCATTTTCACCTTTATAGTATTCATCGGTTTTCCGATACTGGTTCTGGCTAGCATTAGACATAGGACTATTTTTTACAGGATTATATACATAGACCCATTTACCATTCTTAAAAAATTTATTTATATATTTATGATTTGACCAACTAGATCCTTTAGCAGCATGAGCTAATTCTTCAGACCTATATAACTTATAACCCATAAATGGCCTCCTAAAAACTATCTTTGTTATGTTTAAACGCAACAAAAGCGTCAAGCATTGCTGCTACGCAGTCTATTTTCTGATCGGAACGTTTCTTATATAACTTCCGGTTTCCATTAGTATCTTCCAAAGTAATACAATTACCCATTGCAAAGTTCATGATTAATTCATCAAATAAAAGAAGCCTCTGTTCAGAAAGCTTCTTTAATTCTCCTAATGGGACTGATTCTGTTCTAGCACCCTGAATAACTTTTTCAACTCCAAATGGTCCATGCTCTGTTTCCCAACGCTCAACAAATTCTTTTGCATTATACGGGTCAAATCCAAAACAGTTAACATCGTAGCCATGAACATCTATGAATCTATCTAAGTCATCATAGACTTCCATCATGTCTAAAATTGTTCCATCCATGATCATCAGACTGCCTTCTTTGACAAAATCATCGTATTTACTCTTAAGCGCTGACGGTAATTTATCGTAAGTAAATGAGCTTATATAGTTTCTAGTCTTTACGCCAAAGGCGTCACCTCTAAGTGGAAACAAAAATGTAAACGCACAGAAGTCATCACCCTGAGACATATCTGCTCCAAGAGAACACTGCATTTTATCAAATGATCTAAAATGATGTGGCAAGGTTTCCTCGTATGGAAAGTAATATGTATAACCTTCCAAAGGGATTCCAAATCTCTTAGCCAGAATATCGTTTCTATTTGATGGAGATTTCTCAGCTCGTTCTTTATCCAACTGGTATGTTTCATAACTTACTGTAATACCAAGATTCGGATTCGCTTTAACCCACATAGCAGGATCATCAACCTCTTCAACAGAATCCAATCTGTAATACCAGATCGATACTCTCGGGTTGATGTAATCTCCTTTAAGTATGTCAATTAGCTCCATTTTGATAGTATCACCTGGGCCATTTCGAACTGTACCTTCCGAAGAAGTGGCAACAATCAAATAGTCGTTTACTTCTTCAATACCACCTTGCTCCTTAGTACAAGATTGCTCAATAGCACCAATGACGTCTTCCCTTGTATCTCCAGAGAGCCATTCATCGACTGTTGCGATCTTAACACGATAACCCTGAAGCTTATCACGGCTCATAGGTTTTACTTCAATCGTAGATCCAGTAATAAAATTCTGAATACCTTTCTTAGTAGAAGCAAGCTTTACTCTATCAGCCCTATTACCGGTTGTGTTTTGTAAAGATCCGTAGGTCATGAACTTGAACATAGGGCCTCTAGATCGATTAATAGCCGTTCGGATCGGAGATAGCACTTCATCAGCTTGAGCCATAGTTGGAGCTGTAACTGTTTGACCATTAGCACTACGATCACAGATCAGAAAATATGCCTGAAGAAAAGCTGCATACATAGATTTTGCAGCACCTCTGGCAATAATTAAATATTGTTTTGTAATTAGGCGTTTCTTAAAATATTTGCTAACATAGTGACCTCCTCGTCCGTTAGGATCTGGAACCCATACACTACGTTCAACAAAGTAATACCATCCAAAAATCTGTTCTGACCAAAGCTTAAATGTCTCAAGCATTTTAACATCGCCGCCATTTGTAAGAGTTAATTCATTCTCGCAAAAAGCAACAAAGCCATTCATTGCATCAGGATCATAGTAGACTCCTGGATTACTAATAAGATCATCGATACGGTTCATCTCCATAGCGATGTACTTATTAATTTTTGTCTCTCCTCTCATTACGGAATCTCTAAATCTACCGTAATATATCGGTACGGCAGTATTAGATAACGGCATTGGTTAGATCTCCCCTATCTCTCCAACATAATTTTGTGTAATAAAACCTCTCCACTCCAATTCATCAATAGTTTCTTTTAAAGCTGTTGCTAAAGTGGATGAAGTCGGCGGATCAAAAATAGATTTAGTTTTTAATCCTGCCCAAGTAATGAGAGTTCTTAAATTTATCGGCTGACCTTTAATTAAAATATCGGACCACTTAGATGTATTGTCTTTGATTGTGTGAGCTTCATCAGATAAGCCTTCCTGGTAGACAATAAATAGTACTGCATTAATAGCAATTATTAAATCTCTATCAAAGTCCGTATTTCTTCGATCAATTCCGATTACATCTTTAATCGAATCTAAAATACTTTGATCCATAATCTACCTCCTCCAAAGACAGGTATCATTAGGAGAACGGTCCACAAAAGACTTAGTGAAAATATCGTTCTCACTTCCATAGTGTATTAAATTATGTGTATCTAATTTTGTGGTGATCAAGTTTTCAGGATCAAATACCATTTGACTTCTTTGTAAAATATCCTCAACAGTGATCGGATTAATGTGATGAATAATTGCATTTTTATAGATCTCGTATCCTTCACATCCTAAATCACAGCCATTGTCTCTAAGAATAATCTTTCTCTTAACACTTTTCCATTCAGGACAATGGTAAAGTAACTGATTCAAATATCTCTCGTACCCAAACGTTTCTTTAGCAACACTCCCATGAAGAAGTAAGTATTCTAATCTTTCCTGAAAACTTTTTAGTTTAATTAATTCTGAATAACATCTAGAATAGTTCAACATCTTCGTTGTCCTCATCACTAGATGAATTTCCAGTATAAATTCCGAATGCTTGCATAGCTGCAGCGAAGAGTTCTTCGGAATGTTTTGCAGATTGTAGTGCTTGAGTTTTAGCAACAAGCAATTCGTTTTCTTTTCTAAGCTTCTCCAGCTCTAATTTGCTTTTTGTTGATCCCAATCTGAGAAAGTGGACCAATTCTTGTGATGATGCTGTATGATTACGGATCCTATACTCCACTTCATCTGCTGCAAGAGCTATAAGCTGGTTCTCACGACCCTCTTCTGTCTCAGCTGGACGTAGTTTTGGTATAGTTTCTTCTACGACTACACGCTTTTTAGCCATGATCTCACTTCCTTTCCTATCAGTTCTGTAATAGTTTCAATATACTTTAGTGTCATTTATGAGGCATTAAATACTTGGAGAGTAGATGCCAAGTCACAAAAACGAAGACACCTCGTGCGAAAGGAGAGTAGAGCCCTAACACGGTACTTAATACCTCGTAAATAACGCTAAAGAGTACCATGGAAAAGCGATTGGGTTTCCGAAAATATCAGCAAAAAATCCCGCCGGAGAATTTTTTGAG